CCCAGAGGGCTGAACAATCTTCTTTATGACCTCTATCAGCAGGCCCTGGAACTCTCTCCGAATGATCCTGAGTGGGGACTGCATGTTTTTAGAGCCTCCCAGACCGGCTATGTCCCGGAGGAGGAGCTGGCCCGCGCCCGCGCCGACATGGGCAAGGACGAATACAATCAGGAGTTTGAGTGTTCTTTCGCCGCCGCCGTCAGAGGGGCTTACTGGGCCGGGGAGATCGACGCCCTGGAAGCCCTGGGCCGGGTTGTCCCCTTGCCCTGTGATCCGGCCCTGGCCGTTCACACCGCCTGGGATCTGGGCATGGACGACGCCACAAGCATCTGGTTTTTCCAGGTCGAGCCGGGCGGGGACTGGCGGGTCATCGACTATCTGGAGAACAGCGGCGAAGGGCTGGAATACTACGCCGGAATCCTGAAACAAAAGGGCTACCGCTACGGGCGGCACATCGGCCCGCATGACTTGAGAGTGCGGGAGCTCGGCACGGGCAAGAGCCGCCTGGAGAGCGCCGCCAAGCTGGGCCTGAAATTCACCGTGGCCGGGAATCTGCCGGTCATCGACGGCATACAGGCGGTAAGGCGGCATCTGCCGCGTTGCTGGTTCGATGCCAAAAAGTGCGCCGAGGGCTTAAAAGCCCTGCGCCAGTACCGCAAGACCTGGAGTGAAAAACTGGACCTGCACGGCAAACCGCTGCACGACTGGACCAGCCACGCGGCCGACGCTTTCAGGTATGCGGTCATCGGCATGAGGCCGGAGCAAAAAGGGACGCCGCAGGAAAAAACCGTCAACTACAGGAGGTGAACATGGGAGGAGTGGCAAAAGCGTTATTCGGCGGGGGTTCAAAGCCGGACATGCCCAAAGCGCCGGAAGTTCCGGACTATGAGGCGCAGCGGAAAAAAGCCGAGGAGGAGGCCCTTAAAAAACGCAACGCCCTGGCCAACCAGGGCATGAGCGGGGCCATTCTGGGCGGAAGTCTGGGCGACAACGAACAGCTTAAAAAGAAAAAACTTCTGGGGGAATAAACTTGGACCTCGACGCCCTGGCTTCTTATTGCTCCGCGCTTTGGCAAACGCGGGAAACCGCCGCCGCCAGGCTGGACGAAATCGCCTCCTATGTCGCCCCGGACCGCCGGGGCTTTGGAGCGGAGATGCCCGAAAGCGATGAGGGCCGCGCCGAAATCTGGGACTCCGCCCCGGAGGACGCCGCCCTGCTGCTGGCCTCGGCCCTGCACGGCATGTTGACCAATCCGGCCTCGGACTGGCTTTCCCTGGCCATTCTGGGGGAGGAGGACCAGGCCGCCACGGAATTCGCCGAGATGACCACCGGCAAGATGCTGGAAGTCTTTTCAGACCCGGCCTCCTGTTTCAACAACGAGGTGAACGCTTTTTATCTTGATCTGGTCACTCTGGGATGGGCGGTGTTTTTTCTCTTTTATAAGGATGGAATGGGGCCGCGCTTTCTCTGCGTGCCGCCCTCGCAGTGCGCCATAGCCGAAAACGCCGACGGCCTGGTTGATGCGGTTTTGCGCCGCTGGACCATGACCGCCGCGCAACTGGCCGGGAAGTTCGGCGCGGACAAAATCTCCGACAAGGCCAGGCTGGCCCTGGATAAGGGAAGCGCGGAAGCCTTCGGCGTTTCCCACCTGGTTTGCCCCTTGGAGAAACTGCCCAAAGAGTTGCGCGACGGAGGGGAGTTGCAAGGCCCGTTCGTCTCCGTCCACTTTGAGACCGAGGCCAAAAATCTCCTGCGGCTGAGCCGCTATGAGGAACTGCCCTATATGGTCCCGCGCTGGTCCAAACGCTCCGGCGAAATCTACGGGCGCGGCCCCGGCCATGCCTGCCTGCCGGATATGCGCGTGCTCAACCGCGTGGGAAAATCGCAGTTGATCGGCGCGGAAAAGCTGGCCGATCCTCCGGTTGTGGCCCTCTCCGACAGCGTGGTCGGAAAGATCAGAACCCATGCCGGAGGCGTAACCACCGTGGACCCCACCCAATGCCCTGGCGGAGATCCTCAAAAAGCCCTTGGCCAGTTGGCCGTGCAATACCGCCTGGAGGTGGCCGAGGCCATCATGGAAAAACGCCGCGAGGCCATCCGTTCGGCTTTTTTGAATGACCGCATCCAACTGGCCGGAGGGGAGAGGATGACCGCCACCGAGGCGGTTATCCGCAAGAACCGCCAGGACTTGATCCTGGGTCCGGTCTCCGGACGCCTGGAAAGCGAATTCTTGGGTCCGCTGGTCGGGCGGCTCTTTCTGATGCTGCTGCGCCAGAATTGGCTCCAAGCCCCCCCGGAGCTTTCCGGTCGGGAACTCCGGGCCAAATATCTCTCTCCCATTGCCAGGGCGCAACGCCAGGGCGAGGCCGAGGCTTTTTTGCGGGCCCAGGAATATCTGGCCCCGGCCGCCCAAATCGACCCCTCCATTCTGGAGAATTTCGACTTTAACCGCGTGGCCAGGGACAGCCAGGCCCTTTTCGGCTTTTCAAAACGCTATCTTCTCTCCGAGGAGGAAGTCATGCGACGCCGCGAGGCCCGGCAACAGGCCGAGGCGTACGCCCAGGCGACCGCCGGACAGGCGCGTGACGGGGAGGGAATAATATGAACCGGGCCGAAAAAAACGCCCTCTTCGAGGCCCTTTACAACCCCGGCGACCCCCCGGACCGGAAAACGCGCGTAAAGGCGTTCAGGAGGCTTTTGACCACCCCGGACGGGCTCATACTCATAAAAACATTTTCACCCTGTTTACAGACGCTCGTAAACACCTTAAACGGCGAGTCCCTGTCCTTCAGGGAAGGCAGAAGAAGTCTGCTCCTGGAAATAGTCAAAACCGCTCTCAGAGAGGATGAAGGAGAAGCTGATGGAAGAGATAACTGAAACCGCCGTCGATCAGACGGAAACAAACGCCGGGGGGAACGCTTTCGGCTTTCTGCCGGACGGCCTGCAAAGCCTGTCCCAGGGCTACAAAGAGCCCAAGGAATTCTGGGCCGACGTCTCCAGGCTGAAAGCCCTGGACAGCGAGGCCAAAGCCCTGCGGGGCATCAGCCCGGAAACCCTGGCCACTGAGGAGGAATTTGACCGCGCTTTCACCGCTCTGGGCCGGCCCAATGACAAAAGCGGCTATAAACTGCCGGATCTGTGGGAGGGCCATCCTTGGACTCCGGAAGGGCCAAGCGAAGCCAAGGCCACGGATCAGATCAGAGAGGAAGTCAACAGAGCTCTGTCCGACCCTTCGGAGCGGGCGCAGTTCAGCGACATAGCCAGGCGTTGCGACCTGACCCAGAAACAGGCCGAAAAACTGTTCAGCCTCTACGGCGGCATATTGGCCCGCCGGGCCGAGGAGTCCCTGGCCGCCCGCGATCAGGCCGATCCCGGCGCGGTCATGGCCGGGCTGTGGGGGGATCAGGCCGCCGCCAATCTGGACATCGCCCGCCGGGGGGCCAAGTCCATAGGCATAGGCGACGAACTGGACCGCGAAGGGCTGTCCGCGCATCCCCTGGTGCTCAAGCTGGCCCACGCCCTTGGCGCGAAAACAGCGGAAGACCAGGCCGAAGGGCTTGGCGGCGCGGGTCCGGGCGCGGGGCCGGTGGGTGAGGCGGCCAGGGAGGAATTGCGCCGCGTCGTCGGGAGCGAGGCTTACAAAAACCACGACCCCCAGGCGATCAAAAAAGCGGAGATTCTCTCCGCCCGCGTGCACCTGAAATAAAAAACCAAACAAAAAAATTTGGAATAATAAACCACTCGCAAAAACAGGAGAAAAATTATGGCTGACATATCAGCGGCATTTGTCACTCAATACGAAACCGAGGTGCATATGGCCTACCAGCAGGGCGGCAGCCGCCTTCGCAATACGGCCCGGATCCGCTCCGGGGTGGTCGGCGCTTCGGACAAGTTCACCCGCATCGGCAAGGGCGAGGCCACCGGAAAAGCCCGGCATGGCATGGTTGTTCCCATGGACGTCGACCACTCCCAGGTGGAGGCCATTCTGGAGGACTGGTATGCCCCGGACTATGTGGACAAGCTGGACGAATACAAGATCAAGCACGACGAACGCCGCGCCCTGACCCTGTCCGGAGCCTGC